TTCAAACTCTGTGTGAACCTCTTGAGCAGTGAGCGTACCAGTGATAGTAGCGCCTGCGAAAGTAGGTGAATCTGAAGTACCAACCCCTTGTAAACTACCTGCACCCCTAAGAGTTGCTATACTACCTGAAAAAGAGGAACTTGCAGTAACAAGGTCTGTTATCCTTGTAGAAAAAGATGAACTCTCGACGGTATCAGAACCACTAATCGAAGCCTTAAAGCCGTCTGATATAAGTTTTTCTGTGAATTTTGTTAATGCCATTCTATTTCTCTTTCCTTATAAATATTATTTTTCTAACTCTTCTACTTTTGCTGATAATTCTTGTACAGCCTTCATTAAATATGTGACCATACCAGAAGGATTAAATGAATAATATTCTGTATCATCATCTAAAACTTTAGACGTTGTATATGCTTCTGGAAAATCTTCAACATTGTCTTGAGCTATATAACCTTTAGTTTTGCCACTTTTATTTTCAGAATTTATAAAATTAAATAATTGTGGTTTTAAAGATTTGAAAGCAGGTAGTATAGATTCATCCCAATCCTCAAAATCTTTCTTTAATCTTTTATCAGAAACACTTGTGTTATAGACAATTTGGTCATTAGAATCATTAACTTGGATATTCCCCCTTTGCGTACCATCATGTCTAAACTGGATAAAAGTTTGATTTGCACCAGTTACAGAATGATTAAGGAAGATTAATTCTTGTCCATTAGTTGTTTCGTGAATATGTAGCTTTGCGTTTGGAGAGTTTTGATTTATACCAATTCTGCCATCAGATGTAATACGCATTTTTTCAGTTAAACTACCACCATTTGTATAAAACAATAAATTTGAAGTTGATTCACTTGAAGCTCTGTTTGCTTGTATAAGTGCAACATTGTTTGAATGGTCATAAAAATAAATACCACCTGTTCCTACGCTATTTGAATTACTGTGCCCTTGTAATTGTAAAACAGCATAATTATTATTACTGGCGTGGTTTGTTGAGGATATGCAAAGCTGTCCTCTTTCAGCGCCAAAGTCATTAGCTAATGAAGTGCATTTAAGTAAAAGCTCACCATCGGATGTGATACGCATTCTTTCTTTTACATAATCACCAGTTGTCCTACAACCAAACGCTAAAGCTCCAACATCACCACCACTACCATCAGTATCATTCTCTTTTATACCTGCTATACCAGCGAGAGTTGTAACTGTATTCCCAGATGTTTTCATAGCAAAACCAATACCAGCGTATTCATTTTGATTAGCGGCACTATCATTAACTGCTAATATTTGTACTTGGTCACCTCCACCTGAACCATCTCCAAATAAATAAGTGCCATTTGATACATCAGGTGGGTCTAGTGTAAATACAGCAGTCGCTGATGTATTAAGAGCTATTGTGCTAGAAGCACCTCTTACATCAATTTTTGAAACGGGATTATTTGTGCCAATACCCACGTTGCCTGAAAATGGTTGTAACAATAAATCATTATTAGCACTACCTGATACTTGAAGTGCCACTCTATATCCTGATACTGAAGATGCGAATAATGAGTTTGCATCTGTTCCGTCTGGTACTATTCTTAAAAATGCAGCACCAGTAGTAGCCTCTGCTAGATTAGCAGCTGTATAAGAACTACCAGGTCTAGTTATGTGTAAAGTCGTTGATGGTGAACTTTCTGCTATACCTATTTTATCATCACCATCAACAAACAACATATGTGTTTGACCATTACTCTCCACCCTAAAATCTTGATTGGCACTATCCTCGTTAAATACAATATTACCACCATCTTGTGTTACTGCTCCATCTATGTCAACAACATCTAAGTTGGTTGTACCATCCACGTCTAAATTTGCGTTAAAATCTACATTACCAGGCACCACAATTGAACCAAAAGAGCCAGTTGAGGTTGCTGAGCCACTTATTGTGTTACCTAAGAAATCATGAACGTCATCCGAAGAGTTTCCAAATTGAGTAGAACCAGAAGTGAATAAGATAGAGGCTGACTCAAACTCAGTATGAACCTCCTGCGCAGTTAGAGTACCAGTAATTGTAGCAGCCGCAAAAGTTGGTGAGTCGGTCGTCTTAACACCTTGATTTACTCTACCCTCGTTTACAGTTACTCTTGACGCGAGCGATGAACTTACTGTGGTGATTGAACCACTAATGGTTGTTCTATCGAGAGAACGGATTACAGATGCATTTGAACCTAGTGAACCACTTATATCATCGGCTATTTGAGCTGAGCTTGACACTAATGTTTTTGAGGTACTACCCGCTTCGACATCAGAAACTCTTGTGGAGAAAGATGAACTTACCGTGGTAAATGACCCACTTATAGCATCACCAAGACTAGAAGATATATCAGCGGCTAATATGCTACCATCTTCTATATTAGAGGCGTTTACCGTTATGGGGTCTGCACTTTGTGGTTTACCAATGTAAGGCATTAAGTAATCTCCAATAAACTAACCACCACATCTAAAGAACCAGCGGTGTCACTTTGAAATTGTAATTTGTCTGAGGCTTGTAGTACGACTTTGTTACCAGCCATAACCTCAACACTTGAACCTACTGGAACTGGTGCCGCTTTTACAACAAAAACATCATCTTGTCCAGCAGCGGTTCCATTCTTTGCTACTTTTATAGAGCCACCTATCGGTGATGAATGTGTGTTAGCCATACTAGCACCTAACACTATTGTTGTTGTTGAGGATGGACAGGTATAGGTATCCCTTAATGAAGTTCCGATACTACCTGTTGTTACTGATTTAAATGTGTTTGCCATATATTTTCTCTTTCTATATAAATATTAACTTTCTAAAGCTTCTACCTTTGCTGATAGTTCTTGTACTGCTTTTATCATTGGTGCAATTAAATCATTATAAGCTAAACCATATTCACCATCTTTATCACCATAAACTGAATCCTTAAACTTTCCATCTTTTAGGTCTTGAGCTATTAATCCATAATGTTTTTTATCGTAATCACTGTGTTTTTCTTCTAAGTCTTTCATCTTAAAAGATTTAGGTTTTAATGTATTAATAAAATCAATACCTAAATCACAATCCTGTATATCTGTTTTTAGCGTTTCATCTGACACATTTACTGAATTGGATGTGAATACAACTGACCATCTAAGACTGGCACTTCCAAGATTATAGGCATTATTACCGCCAGGTTCTAAATGTCCATTAGATGTGATACGCATTCTTTCTTCACCACCATTACCTGATGTATCCATTGTTCTAAATAACATATCTGTTCCAACAGAAGTTCTTCCAATATTCCCACCTGTTGAAACAAGCATATCAATACCACCACCTGCGTAAGTAGCATCATTTGCTTGACCTAAAAAGTTAATAGAAGCAATAACCATATTAGTTGGATGATAAGCACTTGTACCATGCCCCATACAACCAATATTTAAGTGCATAGTTTTATCTGTACTTGAATTTCCAGACGCTGCATTAAAGAAACCTACCCTTGCTGCACTTGTATCTCCAAATGTAGAAGCGTATTGGAAATGTGATGAATTTACTGCTGATGCAACTCCACCAAAATATGCATTACCTGTAGAAAATATTTGAGCTACTGTAGCAGCGGTAGTGCTTTCACCGTATCTTTGAAATATAAAATCGCCATTCCCAGTAGATGAATCATTATAACCAGCGTTAAAAGTTAAGCTACCATCACTAACTATTTGACCTCCTGCAACTCCATGCTCACCTACTTCTAATAACCCATTTCTTATTATTACTCGCCCATCACCATTTATATTCATAGCAGTTACAGCGGCATCACCAACTACAAATCTCAGAGCCTGAGAACCTGCTGTTGCATTATGGTCATAAGCTATATAGCCTTTTATAGTTGTCCCTGCTGCAAAATTAAGAGATGAATCAGCTCCCTCATTAGCATCAGCCGATATATTTATGTTAGCGTGTCCATGACTATTACTATTGTCCCAAGCACCGACAGTCAATCTATCGGTTATTGCAAAATTACCACTTGCAGTGACCTCACCATCAGCAGGGTTTATGTATATTCTTGCGTCTCCACCAACTGTAGTTCCTTGACCAATTAAAAATCTATCAACAGAATCGTCTAAAGCTAAATAAACATCAGTAGCATTTCCTCTAAATACTAATTTTGTATCTTCTGCTCCACTATCACCTAAATAAATTGTAGGAGTACCTCCACCTATTGTTAGTTGTGGAACAGAATCACTTGAAATATTTACGGCGCCATCTATATCCACCACATCGAGATTGGTTGTGCCATCCACATCGAGGTTATTAGCCATTGTAACATTGGATGTAAAAGAACTTACACCAGTGCCTTTAGTCACAATTGAACCAAACGAACCAGTCGAGGTGGCTGAACCGCTTATGGTGTTACCTAAGAAATCGTGAACATCGTCACTTGAGTTACCAAACTGAGTTGAACCGCTTGTAAACAAAATTGATGCGGATTCAAATTCTGTGTGAACCTCTTGAGCTGTCAATGTACCAGTAACAGTCGCTGTCCCTACAGTAACAGCGTTGAACACAGGTGAGTCGGTTGTACCAACCCTTTGATTTCCAAATGAGCCACTAATGTCAGCTGCTAATTGTGCAGAGCCAGATACAAGCGTCTTGCTTGTTGTACCATCCTCAACCAAGCTTACCCTTGATGCGAAACTAGCACTAGCTAAACTACGGCTACCTGATAAATTACCAGTTGTTCCTAAATTTATTTGTACTTTAGTTAATGACATTTACTCTCTCTTTTCATTATAAATATTATTTTTCTAAGGCTTCTATCCTTGCTGTTAGTGCCTCGTTTTGTGCTGATAGTTCTTGTACTGCTTTAACAAGTAATGGCACAATACCAATCTTGTAAACTTGCAAAGTTTTTGCTTCATCTTCAGCTTCAATAACAAGATGTGGGAATACCTCTTGTAGTTCTTGAGCTATAAATCCAATATGTTTCTTTTTAGATGAATCATTTATTTTATTATAATCTCTAACTTTTAATTGATTTATTTTATCAAGTTGATTTTCTGAATCAACGATATTTTCTTTTTTCCTTCTATCAGATGACTGTACAAAAGAACCATCTGAATAAACATGAAATTCAGCAGTAGCTGAAGAACCAAGATTATCTGAACCCTTTATAAAATAAGATGTTGTGTTGTCAGGAGTGTAAGCAAAATTCAAATCCAGACAATGAGGGGGTGAGCTTGAAGGATTTCTTGTATTATAGAAAGTCGCAGCAGCCTTACTTTCTGTTTCTACAGCTGTAACTTTACTATAAGGGGCTTCTTCACCTATACCGATACCAGTAGTGCTAATAGATAATCCAAGTGTACTTGATGCGTTATAAAATGACCATCTATCATTATTGTTGCTATAATAAAGTTTTCCTCCTGCTTCTGCACCATTAGAATCTCCAACCCATATACCACCAACACTCGTTGTACCTGTTAAAAGCTGAATACCCGCTGCAGCATTACTTTCTATAGTAAGCTGTGTATTGTTGCTTGAAGCTGTTTGTCCACTATCTCCTCCTCTAATATGCACTTTAGCATTAGAGTTTATTCCTGTAGTTCCTATGCTTACGTTGCCGTCATTAGTAAAAGTTGCTACTGCTGTTGTAGTATCAGCATTGTATATACCAAATTTACCACCAGCAAAACTTCCACCACTACCACCAGATATTAAGTACCACTTATCACCATTGGTTGAAGTATTGTCTAAAGATAATATGGTTTCTCCACTAGTTCCTGTAAATTGAGAAACAATAGCATCTCCAGAAGCGAGGTCAAATGTATACGCTGGGCTTGCAACGCCTATACCAACCCTATCATCATCAGTAATGTAAAGTGTTTTAACATTATTAGAACCAAGTGCCAAACTTGCAGATGTTCTTGTAACGATTTGAGATGGGCCGGCTCCTGAAAATTCCATTTGACCTATTAGTGAACCATTAGATTCAAGTGTTATATTTGTAGCCCCACTTGTAGAATTAAAATTAGCTGTATTCGCAGCTTCACCACTTTTTACATCAAGAGGACTACCTGGAGAAGTGTCGCCGATACCCACTCTGCCACTTTTAAGTGTCATATCAACAGAGTTAGCAACACCAAGATTTAAAGTACCATTATAATGATTAAGAATATTTGACGCATCTGAACCACCTTGTGAAATCTTTAAACCATTAGTATCACCCGTAGCATTTTTTATTGTAAATGTACCACTTTCAAGATTTAAACCCGTTTCTACTGTAGCTGTTGCTCCAAAAACAACATCGTCTGTAACACTCAAATCACCATCTGCCATCGTTATACTACCTGATACTAATAATGAACCAGTCATACTATGAGTATCATTACTTGTATCACCAAACTTAGTTGAACCACTCGTGAATAAAATTGATGCACTCTCAAATTCTGTATGAACCTCTTGTGCGGTTATCGTACCACCAACCGAGAAATCTCCAGTTATAGTACCACCGGCGAAAGTTGGTGAATCACTCGTTCCAACTCTTTGATTTCCAAATGAACCGCTTATATCTGCAGCTATCTGAGCTGAGCTTGTTACAACGTTAGCTACCTTTGCTCCTAAATGCTCTTTGGAAAAGGAGCCACTAATATTTGCAGCTATTTGAGCCGAACTTGATAATGCTCCATCGAATGTTCCTTCAAACTTGCTAGCTGATACGTTGTTTAGTCCGATAATATTTTTTGCAGTATCAACCACAATTCCCTTACTACCAGTCACTGCGCCAGCGGTTACACCCATTTCATTACTACCCACAGTATTAGCAGCTATAAAAGAAGCCTCACCCATTAAGACACCAAAGAAAGTTGCATCCTCATCTGGTGCTGTCGCAAATGTTATTGTAGCTCCACTTACAGAAAAAGCTGTGCCTGGTTCTTGAACAACACCACCAACTGATATCATAAGATTTTGCGCAGTGGGTGATACCTCTAAACCATCTATTTTTAGAGTGAAGTTTACTTCGCTTCCATCAAAGCTTGATTCAATACTATCTAACTTTCTGTATTGACCTCCGTCTTGATTTAATCCTCTTCCTACGTATCCCATTTTTTACCTCTTTATCCTAATGCGATTGATAATGCGATTATATCACCGCTTAAACTATCTAGTCTTGATGCTACCGAACTTGAAACTGCTGTAAATGAACCTGATATTGCGTCAGCAGTTAGGGTTCGTATTACTGATGCATTACTACCTAATGAACCTGAAATATCGTCAGCTAATTGTGCTGAACTACTCACCGTGTTATCTGGTAAACTTGTTTTGATGTCTGATTTATCAAAAGAACCAGATATTGTTGATGCGTCAACACTACCACTAATAAGTAATGAACCTGTAAAAAAGTGTGTATCGTCTATTGAGTCACCAAATATCGTCGAACCACTTGTAAAAATTATTGATGCTGATTCAATTTCTGTGTGTATTTCTTGAGCGGTTAACTTTCCAGTAATAGTTAAATCACCATCTACAGTTGAATCAGCTATTTCACTCAATAATTGTGCAGATTCACTAATAAATAGTGAACTTGTTGGAATACCCAATGTAAATGATGCTTTTCCACTTACCGCCTGTTCAAACGTAATTGTTGCCGTATTTGCTGTATCAGCTGTTATACTCTCTGGTATAATAACCTGGTTACTTTCGTCATAAATCGTTACAGTTGGATATCTGTTATCTAAGGAGTGTGTTACCGCCCATGTCGTTGATGCTGTGCTAACATCAACCACCGATGCATCTCCAGCTCCTCGTGTTAATAATTGCGTGACCGTTACGTCATTACCACTTGTTGTAGCGGTTATACCATCCCCAACAAAATTTATACTACTAACAGCTGTGGTTAGGTCAGTTCCTTCTTCTTTTACAGTAATACTAGCTGCTACATTTGATAGTCCACTACCATCTCCTACAACTAAACCAAATGAGCCAGTTGATGTTGATGAACCACTAATTTCACCTGAAAATTCAAATCCTTTATTAAATGAACCACTTATACCAGCGGCTGTGAATGAACTATCACCACCACTACCACCAGCTGCTAGACTTGCTGATGTGAATACTCCACCACCAACTACAATCTGCCCAAAGGAGCCAGTAGATGTTGAAGAACCACTAATCGTGCCTGTAAATTCAAACCCTTTATTAAATGAACCACTTACTGCATCGGAATCTATATCTACACTACCACCAGCTGCTAGACTTGCTGATGTAAACTGACCACCACCTACCTCGATAATTCCAAAAGAACCAGTTGATGTAGATGAACCACTAATATCACCACTACTTGTTAACTGACCTGTTAGGGTTAGGGATGTTCCATCAAATGTTAAATTAGCTTCACCTTGAACATTGGTTGAGTTTACAGATGTAATAATTCTGTTATCACCTGTACTACCATAAGATGTTATAGCGGCTGATGGTAAGTTTGTTATGTCGCTACCATCACCGATTAATTTACCGAACGAGCCAGTTGATATTGACGAACCACTAACGTTCCCACTTGGGTTTGCAAAAGAACCGCTGATATCACCTGCTATCTGTGCTGAACTTGAAAGTGCCCCATCGAATGTACCACTAAAGCTATCCGCTGATATGCTACCTGTGGTGTTTACAGAACCAGTAATATTATGAACATCATCCATACTATTACCAAACTTAGTAGAACCACTTGTGGATATTATTGATGCAGATTCGAATGTGGTGTGTATCTCTTGTGCAGTTAAGGTGCCTGTTACAGTAACATCTACAAGTGTGGTGTCACCAGCAACTTGTAGGTTATCATCAATTACGACTGTCCCACCAGCGGAATCTAATGTAAGATTACCAGTTGATGTATCCAACTCACCAGCCGCTGTAACACCTACCTGTATATTACCTAAAGTAGAACCACCAGATATATCACCCATATAAGATTTTAATCTTGACATCGTGGCTTTTCTATTTGTACCACCAGCTCCGTCATCTAAAATAATTAAATCGGCATCAGTAATTGCCGCACCAATATCATCCGCACCATCTATGTCAATTTGGGTTATATCAAAAGTTGTCAATCGGGTGGATAGTGATGCACTTAGAGCGGTTGATGAACCACTTATATCGGTAGCTATCTGAGCAGATGAACTTACAACCAAACCTTCAGCTTCACTTTCTTCAGAAGTAAGTCTAGCGGCTAAACTTGATGAGACAGATGTAAACGAACCACTAATATCTGATGCTATCTGAGCCGAACCACTTATTAAAGTCCTCATTCCATTTTCATCTTGACCTTGTGAGTTTTGACCAGTATGTATCGCCCATCCCATGTAACCGTGAGAAGAACATTGATAATAAATAATCTGTGGACTATCCTTATCAATTTTTAGTGTGATTACATTTCCATCAACCGATACGTGACTACTAGGATTATATTGTGTGGTTTTAGCAGCGTCAAAGTAAAATCTTACTGGATGTGAACTAGCACCACTGTAATCAAACTTGTAATGTCCTTCGGTCAAATATAAGAAAGGACTTTCCACACCATCAATAACGTAACCTTGACCTGAACCTAAATTTTTATAAGGGTGATTAGATGTCTTTGAAGCTGCTAGAGCGGTGAATGTATGTGCTTTTGATGAGGCACTCACCTCACCCTCAGATTGTCTGGCTAAATAATTGAAACCTTGTACTGGTTCTCTACCTAACTCTATTTTACCTGTGGTTGTTAGGGAACCAGCTAGACTAACATCATCATTAAAATCAATAGTTGCTCCACCAGTTGATGATACAAAAGAGTCTGCGAACATAACACCAGCCGCTTCAACCCTACCAAATGAACCTGTCGAAGATGATGAACCACTTATGTCACCACTAATAGTCACATCTGTCGCTGCTGCGCTTCCTAATTGAATCGAGTCTTGACTAGCGTCAACAAAGATTGCTTTATTATCATTTTCTGATTCGACTCTAAAATCTATATCAACACCCTCTTCATTAAAGGTTGCTTCACTTACGGTATCTTCAGTAAAGTCAACGAAATTCTTACCACCAGCTGCAATATTTATGTCATCATCAGTAAATAAAATTCTAGTATCACTATCACCACCATGTCTAATACTACCACCTACACTTATATCACCAGCCGCTTCAACCCTACCAAAAGAGCCAGTAGAAGTTGATGAACCACTAACATTACCACTCGGTTCCGCAAACGACCCACTTATATCGTCCGCTATTTGCGCAGAGCTAGATACAACATTCGGTACTTTTGTTCCTAAATGTTCTTTTGAAAAGGAACCGCTTATATCTGCAGCTATTTGAGCTGAAGAACTTACCACAGAGCCCTCAGCTTCACCCTCCTCCGAGGTGATTCTTGATGCCAGACTTGCTGAAACTGCGGTAAATGAACCACTTATTGTGGTTCTATCTAAACTTCTGATAACATCAGCATTATCCCCAAGAGAACCACTAATGTCAGCAGCTATTTGAGCTGAACTTGTAACCACGTTGGCTACTTTTTCTGCTAAGTGTTCCTTTGAAAACGAACCACTTATATCATCTGCAATTTGTGCAGACTGAGATAGTAAACCTACAAAGGATGATGCGTTGACACTACCACTAATAACAAGCGAGCCTGTCATACTATGGATATCATCTATCGTGTCACCAAATTTAGTAGAACCACTCGTGAATAAGATTGAAGAGCTCTCTATTTCAGTATGAATTTCTTGAGCAGTTAATTTACCACCAACCACAAAATTACCAGTGACAGTACCACCAGCAAATGTTGGTGAATCGGTGGTTCCAACCCTCTGATTTCCAAATGAACCGCTTATATCAGCTGCTAATTGTGCAGAGCTTGTAACCACATTAGCTACTTTTGCTCCTAAATGTTCCTTTGAAAATGAACCACTAATATCTTCAGCTATTTGAGCCGAACTTGATAATGCTCCACTAAATGTACCCGTAAAAGTTCCAGCAGAAAAAGTTGAAGTTGCGGAACTACTTACGTTTCCACTTGCAGTTATTTGTCCTGTTACATCAATACCAGTTGATGTTGTTTCTAATTTTTTGTTACCTGCATGATATAGTTCAACGCTGAATGCTTCAGAATCAGTTTTTAAAAGTAAATCTTGATTTTCATCGAAAGCTCTAAAGTTAATTTTATTTCCGCCACCATTAATCGTAGCAGTAAACGGAGCACTATCATCGTCGTGAACCGCAAAGAAAGTCATACCACCAGCATCAAAGGAAATCTTATTATCAGTAAATCTGATTGCTGTATTTACATCACCTGTATGTTTGATGTATTCTTTAACAAATAAATCCCCACCTATTGTGGTATTAGTGTCAACTTCTAATTCACCAAAAGAACCAGTTGATGTTGATGAACCACTTACATTTCCACCATAATCAGAACCACTTATGGTTCCATCAACCCTTAACTCAGAACCACCTATATGGAAAGCAACTTCTGGTGTACCTTTACCATGTGTTCCTATTCTATTTGTAGAAGCGTCTGTTTTAAATAAAGGATTATTAGAACTACCTTTTATGGTTAAATCTACATTATTAGCACCATCATTGAATGTAATATCATGTGGAGCACTCGTAGCATCGTTTAAATCTATGTATGATATACCACCAATATTAAATCTAAGTCTATCATCTGTAAAATTAAGATAAGTGTTAGAATCACCTTTATGAACGATGTATTGTGATACATTAAGATTATCGTTTACATTGACACTACCTGTAAATTCTGATTCACCTATAAATGTCTGAGTTGAACCAGACAGTATAAATGAACCAGTTAATTTAGGATTTAGTTGTTTGCTGTCTAATAAAGCCATACTCTACTTCTTGTTGTTTTCTGTCTTCCCACCAATTTGTAATTGATTTCGAAATTTTCTTTTTGTGTTCAACTGTTTTAGGTTGTTTCATTTTTTCAATAGTTTCAAGTGTAAATTTTCTATCTTGTTGTGCACAAGATTTACAAACACTATTGTTACCAACCGCTCTATCGAAAGAATCCTTACGAGTGTAGGTCAACATCTTCCCACAATCAGGACAAGGGCGATTCTTTCTATTACTCCAATGTCTTTTTCTCATACTTATAAATATCTAACAATGGTAATTCCAATGTGGTATTACGAATTAAATTTACCAAAAGCTACAATTTCGTCTTCGGCAGTTAAATCATACCCTATCGAGTCAGAATTTATAAATAAAAATAATTGATTACCACTCTGTTTTATATTCAAAGCATCGGTTTCCATAAAAGCACCATTATTAAAAAACATAAAATCTTCTTTACTTGTCGCAGTAAAACTTGTTGGTGCCGAAGCTGTTACTGCCGTAAAACTCTGTGTTGTGGCGCTTACAAAACTACCAGTATGTGCGAAACTTTTTCTTATGTATCCTTGCGCAGCATCAACTTGGTCTTCTACATAACTTTTTAGCGCATTTTCAGTCACAATCGCAGTGGAGTCAGTATCATTAATTGTGTTTGCTATTTCATCAAAAGTATAATCATTTAAAATAAGTGAACCACTTGTTTGAAGACTACCTGTTACACCATGTGTATCGTCTATCGTGTCACCAAATGCAGTTGAACCACTCTTAAATATTATGGTTCGTTCATTAAGTTCTGTTATAAATTCTTTAGCTGTAAAAGAGCCTTGTACATCTAAATTTTGATTAATATTTAAATTGTTTGTAACTTGGAAATTGCTGTCTATCGTTGTGACACCTGATATCAATTGACTGGTAATCGTCGTGGTTGAATCATCAATATTTATCGTAGGACTTGTAACTTGGTTAAATTCAACATTAGCATCTGTGGACACATCTTGACCAATATTAAATGTGACATTTTTATTATCAGTCAATGTGATATTTTCATTACCATTATTTATGGTAAAACCAGTACCATCATTAAATCTAATTGGTTGCTTTAAAATAAAACGAGCCATTAATTTACCTAACTATTAAATTTACCAATTACTAAAATTTCATCATCTGTTTCTAAATCGTATCCAATACTATCATTATTCACCTTAAGTAAAAAGTTTGTTGCACTTTGTTGAATCTCAATAGCGTCATGTTCCATATACTGACCATTAATAAAGAATACGAAATCGTTTTCTGTTACGGCTGATAATCCATCAGGTGCTGAAGCGGTTACAGCACTAAAACTCGCTGTCGCTGGTATTGTAATTGAAGATGAGGTTTTTACAAATTGCTTTCTCAAAAAAGATTGTTGGGTGTCAGTAGCATTATCAACAAATGTTTTTGCTGCGTTTTCCGTAATCAAAGCTGTAGCACTACCATCGGTGAGGGATGTGTCATTTGACACCTCATTTACTGAGTAAGAATTCAAAATTAATGAGCCAGATGTTGCTAAACTACCTGTAAAATTATGTATATCGTCTGTGCTATCACCAAATTTAGTTGAACCACTTGTAAAGACTATAGATGCCGAGACTACCTCTGTATGAAATTCTTGAGCGGTAATTGTTCCAAAAACTGTAGCATCTCCTCTTACTGTTAGATTTCCAGTATTTGTAACAGAACCTGTTACAGTTAGATTGGTTGATGTGATTGATGAATCATTAAATGTTGTATCCCCAACTACTACTGAACTTGCAGATACAGAATTAAAAACAACATTACTATCGGTAGCTACTGCCTGTCCTATTGCAAAAGTCGTGGTTACAGTGCTACTTCCATTAAAACTTACGTTATTTGGTGTTAGTGTTACACCTGTTCCTTGTAATAATGTTAAAGTGTTTGTAGTTGTTACTTGAAAGTCGGTTGTAGCTGCCGGTTGAGGTGCGCTGGTTATAGAGTCTGCTTCTCCCTCTGTAAATTGTCCAGCTCTGCCTGTGGTATTATTAACCTGTGCTAGCTCGGAACCAAATACAACTGATTTTGGTGACAAATATTTTTGTGTTGTTGACCTATGGTCAAAATTTGCTTTAGGTAATAAATATCCTTTCAACGTAACAGAAAAGTTGGAACGGACAATCCTTTCAGAATCACTTACCTCAGTAGCATCAGTAATACTATCGACAGTAGAATGAAACCTCATCTTATCTGGCTCACCCCAATATGCACCATCTGAATAAACTATTCTCTCTAGTATTTTATTCATTTGTTCAATGTAACTTGTCCACACAATAAAATCATATGATACTGTTACATAGTCGGGCATTGTCACATTATAGTATTCTCTAGTTGGTTGATTTCCTATCTGTATAGAAAAATTATCATATCTATTCTCTTGAGAAAATTTCTTTTGAAAAGTATAAAAAAGATTTGGATTATTTGCATCTAATTTATCTTGAGGGAGCGTATCGTTTTTATCTATTGATGTTCGTTTGTACGTTATGACAGGTGTTATGATTTGGTCTTTTTTGTCCCTCATAAAACCATTTTTTCGTATGGCACTCCAACGTTCAGGTGAAGCATACATAATTGGAACTTTTATATTTTCTCCGTTATCTTCTACCGATGGTTTAATAACATTTTCAAAATAAAAGGTAATGGCGCTATCTATATCAAGTAAGGTAACTTCAGGATTTTTTACATCATCTTTAGCTCTTGAGTATAGATAACCCCTATTTAGAACTCTTTTCTTTCTTGGTAACGGTTTTGTCGTTGGCATTATATACTTCTCACTCTCTCTATATTAAGATGTGATATTCTTGTTAGGTAAGCACTACATACAACAGAGTGTATATAATTAGCATCAGTTTGACCACCAATTAATTGATTCTCATTTTTAGAAGTAATCTCCCAAAAACCATCATTCCAATTTACAATATCACCAACATCAACAACAAATTCAATATCTCTAAGAGTTTTGCGTAAAAATGAGAATGATACGTTCTGAACTCTATCAGGTCCGAATTCATCCGTATTAGTGGTTTGGTCTTCTGCGTCCACCAATGATGCTATTTGTACACCAGCTTCATATACCTTACCACCTACAGTCTCACCATAGATATTAGTTTTTGTATCTTTCGCTGATATTTTATAGACCTCAACTTGTTGAAATATTATACCATCTTTTTCGTTTACAACATCCCCAACAAGTTCTCTATTGAATCTGTCGAATGTATCCAAATCCAACTGTGAGTAAAAACGTTGTGCCATTTTATTATCCTATGTAAATTGGGTAAGGTACTTTTTGCAACTTCTCTTGTAAAAATTCAGCTTCGTCTTTATCTGCCTCTAATAAAGCCTTACGACTTGTTTGTTCTAAAATTTCACGTAATTGTGTAATAAGAGCTTCTTTTTCAGCAGCTGCTTCACTCCTAAGAGTATCACCATCAAGAGTCGTATCCGCGTTTGGTATCGGTACTGTTCCGTATTTAGAACGAATTATACCTAACAATTCTTTTGATAATGCCAAACCATATTTTCTAATCCATTGTTTACCTACATCATTTATATGAGTAAATTGCATATTATCGTATTTAACGTTAGAATAATCTGAAACGACATTTGCGGAACCGCTCATCTCGGTTTTAAGAGGGTTATCCCTATCAGACTTAACAACGTAATCAAAGAATAAAGTACGATTAGTCTCAGGATCGGGAAAAACTCTTAATTTATTGTTTGTCAACGTAAAAGAGTAAGCCGATTTTCTAATCTGGTCATTCATCTCGATTGCTTGTACTCTTAATAAGTCTTCGAATATTGGCATCAATGTAAATGATACCGCTGGTGAGTAATCACCAAAACCGAAACCTTGCACTAAATTTATAGTTCCATAGCCCGTTGTAGCATATGGGTCAAAATATCTTTGTATTGCTGGTGTTGATTCGTAATATACTCGTTTTACTTCTATCGCTTGTCCACTTTCTGAAACGTTAGCATATAAAGCGTCGAGGTCATATTCTTGTGAACCACTGTTAACTGAAATTGAACCTTTTTTCAAGTCCACATTTCCTCCGACTTGTGCTTCCGTACCATATTCTCCTGATATTCTAATCGTATTAGCTAAAGTTGGTGTTATTCTTTTGTGTGTAAAGTTAGAACCTGTTGATTGTCCCCTTAAACTTAAAAGATTGTCTACAATGTTAAACTGATTGACTTGTGCTGAATACTCAGATACACTCTCTTCAAAAACAGCGTAAAACTGAGTATCTTGTAATTCTACAGACATTATAGGAAAACCTAATCTCCGTGCACACCATGTAGCAAATTGCGGTGCTTCTGTCTGAAAATCTGAGTCCTCGTCATAAAATCCGAAAGGTGTTGAGCCACTTACTGCCGAACCACTACCTGGCCATATTGGTTGTTGAGCCATTTAAATCTCCAAATAAATACTATTATTCATTAATAAATATAACCCAAACAAAAAAGGGGAGACCGAAGCCTCCCCTTTTAGTTACATGATATATAAAGGTCTAAATTTAGACTTTATCAATATCTGCTATTCTTACTAATCCGTAGAACTCTGAACGAACCATTTTCTTAGCGTAACGAGTCATCACACCTTTACGTGGAGTAAAGTTGGTTGGGTCGTATACTAATGGTGTCATAATCATCGGTACGTAAGGAGCGTACACCGCGCCAGTTTCTAGGAAGTTACTTCCTCTGAAACCAACAAGAATTACGTTCTCAAACTGGTATGGGTTTTTGTAAACAGTATATCTGTTATTCAAAAGACCAGCTTTTTGAACACCCATAGCGTACTGGTTAGCTGATGCATCGCCGTCAGATGAAGTTGCATATCCAGGAATTGATTCCAAGATAGTTGCAGTTTCAGGACTTACAACGATGAAGTTAGCTCCACCACGTAGGGTTTTCTGGTGAATTGCGTTGGAAACAGACTGTATCTTGTTACCAAGAGTCTGGAACCACTCACCTTTTGTGTATGCATTTGAGTTTGCAGAAGTTTCTTCAAACAGGTTGGTAGCTGAGTTAAACTCAAATCCAACTTTTGCAGAATAGTTTTCTGTCTTAGCAGATGCGTTAGTTCTTAACATATCTAAGATTTCTAAATCGATTTCCATTGATACGTACTCAGAAAGTAATGCAGTTAATTCTGCTTCAGCATCAACACTATGATAAGCGTTAAGGTCTTGAGCAAGCTCAGGAGTCCAAACAGCTTTCAATTTACGTGTTTTTGCAACTATTGGAATAGAACGCATTTGAATATCAATCTCTGGTATTCCTGCGTCTGATTCTGCGCCAGTACCACTTGCAGTTGCTTCAAAGTCACCTCTTGTTGCGTCAGTTGGTTGCTTATGATAATCAACAACGACGTTACCAACAAGTGTTTGAGCTCTGTCTTTCTTAACGATAAATGAGATTTCAGTCTCAGCAGCGTTTAATTTAGTATGTGCTGGGAAGAACTCATCAAAGTTTGAACCAGAAATGTTAAATGCTCTTATACCTTCAGGATCATATCCACTCAATGCTGCAGTTGCAACATTAATCTTCATTAATCCATTGTCAGCATCAGCACCAGTTGATACAGATGCGGATAGGTCTGGTTCAAAATCAACATCAGAAAATGTTACTGAGCCAGTTGTATAAGTACCATCTGATACAGATGTTCCTTTTGATTGAGCTGATGATGCATTGTCATTTGCTGAGTAAGCGAAACGACCTGCGCCATATAATCCAGCAGTTGGGTCGCCAGAACCTGAAGTAATACCGAATACATCGTTACCACTTGTAAATCCAGCCTGTGCACTTCCATACTTGAAATCAAGATAGAAGATAAGACCAGATGGTAGGTTCATTGGCTGAACAGAAACAAACTCTTGTGCGGCTAATTCACCAAAGATTTTTCTGACCAATGGTAAAGCAACGCCTGACCACTGTTCTGAATCACTATTGGTTCCTGCTTGAGATGCTTCGTCGATTAACTGACGTGCTTGGTTCTCAAGTAGAACTGCCATACCGTGAGTTTTCTGCTCATCTTGGAGTCCTTCTAAAAGGCCGGTGGCTTCCCACTTTTTTACTAAGCCTTTAGTTTCCTCCATGCGCTGACGAACAGGATTGTATCCGTCCATCAACTTTTCGATAGTGCCTAATTTATTTGACATTATATTTCTCCAAATGAAATATGTTAACTGTTAAATTTAGTAATCCCGGCTAACTTCTTGAATCTGTTTCTCAACTCTGAACCTTCAGAAATAATTTCTTGTTTTTCAGATTTTGTTGAGGCTACAGGCTTAGAAGCTGAACCTTTGGATTCTTTGATTTTTTCAGGCTGGTTAGTCTTAAATGACTCAACTAATGTTGAGTAGACTAATTTAACCTCTCTTAAGTTAGTTGCTCTATCAAATGTTTCCACAACTTTCATTTTCTGGTCATTGGATAAACCAAATCCACGGAATAATTTGTTTGTGAATAACAACTTTGCGTTAAGCAAGTTAACTTCATTTAATTTACCACGTAGATACTTAACTACTTCGCGATGTTCATCTAATTCAGACTTAAGTTGAGTAACTTCATTAACTTCTTCTGCTACTTCTTCTTCTTCATCTTCTTCAGTTAAAGCTTTTAACACTTCGTCAAGGTCGATGTCTTCATCTACTGACTCTGTGTGTTTTGCTTTATCAGCGTTACCGATGTCGGTTGAATCGCCAGCTTTTTTGTTAACTTTGTTATCAGCTGCACCAATGTCTGAAGATACGTCGTTTTCATCAACTTTATCTTCTTCATCTTCTTCATGTGCGCCTTCTTCAACTTCTTCGTCTTCTTCGATGCTGTCTTCAAGCTCTTTAAGTACACTTTCAAGGTCGAGGTCTTCGTCTACGTCATCTTCATCTTCATCTTCACCCTCTTCGACTTCGTCTTCATCTTCATCATGCATTCTTTCTTCGACTTCATCTTCGTCTTCATCATGCATTTTTTCTTCGACTTCGTCTTCATCTTCATCATGCATAGCTTCATCTTTAGAATCTTCGTCAGATGGGTCTTCGTCTTGAGCTTTTAATCTCATTTCTTCAACTTCATCTTCGTCTTCATCTTTCATTCTCTCATCGACTTCTTCTTCGTCTTCGTGTTCACCTTCTTCAACTTCTATTTCAGATTGAATCTTCTTAGAAAGCATAGATTGTAAACGTGGAGTGAAAGCTTCTTCTAAAGCGATTTTAGCATTTTCAAGAGCTGTTTCACGAACTGCTTTTGCATCTGCGATGGCTTCTTTTAATAAGTCATCCATTATGTTTCTCCTCGGATTACGAATAATCCTTGGTTTAGGAATTAATATAGTTATTGGGAACTATAATGTGAATTTTCTTCGGTTACACTGCATGATGAACGGATGTTCGCAGTGTATTTGTTTTTTATATATATAAATATATAGTTACAAAAAAAACGTTAGCTTTTTAGACTTTTTTTATGTCTCATTTTAGCTTTTGCTCTCGCTAATCTTTTTTTAGCCGACGGTTTCGTATAATGTTCTCTTTCTTTTAGCTCTAACATTAACTTCGATTCTTTGACTTTTTTCTTTAATATACTGAGAGCCTTATCTATAGACTGTCCTTTACGGAGTTTTACGTATAACAATATTACCTCTAATCTGTTTCTTTCTCTGCTTTATAATTTGCATCGACATAGTTAAAAAACTTTTTCTTTTCATCATCATCTAAGTCAGCTGGTGAGTCAATACCAAACTTCTTCATTGCGCCTTGAAAAAATTTATCATAATCACCTTGTTCTATTGTGAATTTAGTTTCACTATCATCTTCTTTTTCAGGTGTCATATCATCGTCTGTATCATGACCATCCACGTGACCCTCACTCATGTCATAATATCTACCAAGAATGTTACCCATATCTTCATATAGAGCTCCCATTCTTTGCTGAAGGGCGTTAGCTTCATCTGAAATCTTTGTAAAAGACTTAGAAAGGTTTGTTAATTCTTTCATGTTACGATTCACAGTAATCTTATCAAACCAATCCTCTGTCTCACTTAATGTGTGATTTTTAGCCTGATTAGCAATCCAACTGAGTTTTTCCAATCTTTTTAATATTTGATGTACCAAAAATTGTTTCTCCTAAGTTACCAAAGCTAGATAACTCATTTGTTAGACCCTTAACGTCAACCTTTTCTTCATCAACATTTCCATATTTCTCTTTAACTAATTTAGCAAGACTAATATTATCTGCAAATGGTTTAGCCGTAACGACTCCACCAATTATAGAGTTAAAATGTTCTTTAAATAAACTTTTCTTTTTCATGATAGTTTCCTCAATTCAAATATAAATATTTACTTTCTAAGTTTTCCGCGTTTTGTGTACCTACGAAATCCATCCCTTACCCTATTCCAAAGGGTTCTCATCAAATCTCTTTGACCTGTACCAGTATCTCTGACTGAGCCACTAACAATTGCTCTTTGTAAATCTAATGCGTCGTATCTTCCACCCTTAACACCATCCATCATAACCTTTATTGATTGTGCTGATGCTTTACCGATTATTTTTCCAATCTTTATCACGTCTTTTTCTACCATTTTTTGTGCTTCTATTGAGCTGAATGGTAATTGAGATGGTGAGCTTAGAGGAGCTTCATTTATTTCCATTAATCTTTTATAGGATGTTTTGTTTTTCATTATTTGTTTCTCTTTAGCGCTGCTATAACATCATTTACTCTAAAATTATCTTTTTCAAGATAGTGTTTATCCTCAGGATTCTTGATAATTTTTTTTATTTTATTAATCTGAGATGGTTTTAATTTTACTTTTTTCTGTTTTTTTAATATATTTTCTGATGATGTACCTCCACCCTTATAAAAGTCTTGTTTCAAATCAAAATCAACAACTTTCCACTTACCTTTTACAAAGTGTTTATCTATCACCAACTCTATCTCACCATTATTATCGTAAGCGCTTCCTACTTCTACAGATTGTTCACTCAGTAAATCTTTTAACTTAATCACTAAAATGCTCCATGGATATCATTATAATTATCGTATGTTCTCTTAGCTAATTGGAAAAACTTCTTATCAACGTCATCTCTATACTTCATCAACCCTCTTGGCATACTTCCCTCTCTATCCGCAATCATTTTTATACCTTGATAAATGTTTTGATATTTGAGATTGTTCATAGCTTTAGCTAATTCCATCCGTGCTCCATTATGGTCATTTCTATCGGTCATTTTAGCTATGTCATTTACGATAGATTTGGATAATTCTTTTTTTTCTGTTAGTATATTTTTTAATTTTATCATATTCTTATCCGTAATACTTTAAAATTAATTGTTTCATTTTAGGTAACTGTAGAGCTCTAAATTTTTTCTGTAATCTTGGATTTTTATCATAGGCTTTATCTATCGTTACTATTAGGTTAGCGGTCTGTAAATCAATACCTTTTTCGTGTTGTTTATTTTTAAGAACCTTTTTAGCCACATCAACACCACTAACTTCATTTACGGATTCTTGTACGTACATAAATCCATCAACATTTTTAGGAAAATAATTTGTATCTAAGTTTTTCATTAGTTTACCCATCGCTACAGCAGCTGCTTGTCTTGAATCATAAGTTTTTATTTTCTTTACTTTTTTACCTCTTTTATCAGTTGTGTAAAGTGTATATCCTTTTTGCATAGCTTTACTTATTTTTCTTCCAGCACCTTTAGGAAAGATTTCATCTACGGATTCTGCGGGATTCATGATGTAATCACGAGACTTACCAACGTAATCTTTAGCTAATGTAATCTTATCAGTCCACCAACTTGGTAATGAATCTTCGTTAGACATACCACGAAGTGCGTTTATAGTATCCATAGCATCTTTTATAATCAGTTTGAGTTTTCTCTCAGCTGATGCTACGTCTGTGTGTCCATCTTCATTCATGTTTTCACTCCTAACTTTATTAGGTAAATCATCGTGTTTTGTAGAAGCAAACTTTTTAGTTGACTTCTTCTTCATTGATTTAGCCGCGTCCTTAACTGCTTGTGTGACTTGACTCGCTGGAACCTCACCCTTTTTGTAAGCGTGAACCAATCCCATAAATCTTTGTTGTGCTTTAGATACTGAGGGCACTATTCTTCTTCTTGTTTATCAGCTATCTTAATACTATCTTTTCTGTTTATGATTTCCATCAAATGTAGTTTTATAAAGTTTGTATCTCTTTCAAAGTCATCATTAATCATACCACCGATACGACCTAACTGATAAGAAACTATATTTACAATCTCCACTCCATGGTCGATTGGGTCGTGGTCAATCTCTTCACCCTTAACGACTTGTTTTTCCATTTCGAATAGGTGGTCAAGTTGTTTAGCAGAACTAATAATTAAATCTTGTGCGTCGGTGTTATCGACATCTTTTACTAATCTTTCGTAAAGAATAACTGCTGAACGACATATATCAAAATGTTCTGTTTGATAATCTAAAATTTTTATGTTTTCACCACCACCGAAATGTTCTGGTTCATCTTGTTCCAATCTTAGTGTTGGTAATGCTTCACCAAACTTACGACCAGTCCAATAATTTTCATTCATTATATTTTTTAACTTAATCATTTTAGTTTCTTTCTAAGTTTAATCATCTCTCTCATAAATTTAGTAACTGTATCTTTATATGTCTTTGTTAATTGTTTAGCTAATTTTACGTTTTCAGGTCGTGCATCTCTTAAGAACACTTGCTCTAATGCAAACATTCTTTTACGAAGTTCACCCTCTCTTTTTACGATACGTTGAACTTCTTTATCAGCAGGTCTCTGTTCATCAGGCCCTTCTGTTATAGAGCAGCATCCTCCACCACATTCACATCCATCTTTCATTAACTCTTTTAACTTAATCATCAGTATTCTTTCTTTTGAAGTCCGCAAATTTTACTTTCAATTCTATCAAGTTTCTTTTGTATATTTTTTGTAATTCTAATACTTCTTTTTTGTAATCACCATCTTTGTCTCTTGCTAAATCTTTGATAAGAGTTTTCATATTTCTTTCAACTCTCTCCATAGCTTTTTCAATGGTGTCGAAGTAATTTTTGTATCCAGCAAAGCCCATTGGAATTTTTTCTTCTTCAAGTCTCCAATCTCTCCACTTTTTCCATATTTTTATTGATTCTTGTGACATCTAACCTCTCATTATATCGTTAATAATTGATTCTACTTTACAATATTCACCACAAGTTCTACCAGATGGTATTTCTTTATTTACCGACTCGTTTACAGGATACATAAAAGCTCCATGTGTTGACGGATTGGATACAAAGTCAAAAGCGATTAATTCAAAGTCGGGTTGAACTTCTTGTGCTTCTGAACCATTCTCATTTACAGTCTCAACTGAACCCATACCCCTTGAGGATATACCTAACTTAATACCTGATTTAAATAATTCTTTTAAAATATTACCACTTGGTGTACCTAAAACCTCAACTTCACCCATAAGGTTGTCACCCTCAAAGTGCATCTTCTTTACATTGTGAGATACATTTTGTAGATTTACAACCGAAGACTCTGGATGGTCTAATTCACCCATAGCTCTTCTTTGGTCTATAAATTCTTCAGTATATTTTTTAGCTTCTCTCATCAATATATCTTTTGGGTATACTCTACCATTCTGATTTTTTGATTCAGCTCTTTGTAAAACACCTCTAACCACTAATTTACCATTGTTTTCTTTTATGGATTCATTAATCTGGTCTGGTTCTATTTCAAATGGTAGATAATCTACTATTAGTTGCTTATTCACACCTAACTCCTTTAGTATAGTTGTCCAACTTTATTGGCTAATTTCACTAATCTTTCACTTATTTTTTTCATAGCCGCATGGGTTCTTTTCCAATAGGTTTTAGAATCCACATTAAGTTCGTTTTTAAGTCTTACATTTATCTTAACAAGTTTATCAAGCTCATTTAATTTATCACGAACTTCTCTCATTGACCAACCTATTTTTTGTCTTGGGGTCATTGTGTCATCGTTACGATAATTGTGGTATTGCCCCTCGTTTACACTTTCAAGTCTCTTATCAACCTGTTTTGCTTTACTTGGTTGAACTCTGGTTACGCTTACAATATCTCCACGTTTCTTTATTTGTTTTGCAACAATCATTTTAGCTTCAGCCTTAGAACCAGCATCAACTATAACACTACCTAAACCATCGACTTTAACATGAAATTTAGCTTCATCCACTTTAGAATATCCACCAGCTGTTGTGATAGCCTTTTCTTTCTTTTTATCTTTCTTAGACTTGGGTTTAGTCTGAAAAGCGTATGGTGTTTTAGGTGGCCCTTCACCGCCATCAAGGTTACCTGTCATAGAGGCTTCTTCAATTTCTTTACGAATCAGCCTTCTGATAATTTCTTTAATCTTGTCGTTTGTGGACATTATTAATCTCCTTAACTAACTCGTAATATCTCATTAAACTTAAAACTTGTTTTTCTTCTATTACTCTACCCTTTGTTAAGTTGACTATTTGCTTTATCGCCTCATAAAGTTTTATCTTAGTTACTTTATCCTTAACTCTTGGTAGGTGATATTGTAATTCTTTACGAACAGATTTTACTTCTTCATTAACGAATTGTCTCATCTGATTAGTATTGCTTATATTATTAATGTAATTTTTAAGCAGCCCTTTTTGAGATTCATCTAATGATTTATATTTCTTGTTGAATTTATCAACTAAGATTTTATAAGTTAATAGTCTTAAGTCTTTATCGTTTTGACTATATTCCTTAATAATTTTATCCTGCTTATCATTAGTATTCATGTTAGTATTAGTAATGTGCTCGAGTACAGTAAACTTAGAATTTAAAACCTGTTCCGCATTGTACTCTTCTCGTGACGATTCACTTTGAAATACATTGTAGATTGATGCTAATAATTTATAGTTAGGTATTCTACCATTGAAAAAATCTTTAGTGTCAAAAGACTCATTGATTTTTTTGATAAGATTATACTTCTCATTCTTAATCTTAGCATTTGAAATTCTTTTTCTTGAATTTACAACAATCTCTATTAGGTGATTAGCCTTATTTTCTGATTTATAATTTTTTTCTGTTAACAACTTGTATAATTGTAATTCTCTACCTAAACAAGTGTTTTCGTTGAATGTATCTTTAACTATGTCTACGGCTTTAGAATCTTTTCCATTCAAAACGTCGACGGTGATTTGTCTGGTAAGTAATTCGTAAAGAATTCCCGTATTTTTTATCTTCGAGTGCTTTAATTTTTTACCCATTGTAAAAAGCTCCATTTTAGTATATATGGTTAATTATAAATATAAAGTAAAGTGATTTTATTCATTTGTTAAGGAGTCAACTTCTTCAATATATTCTTGTTGTAATTCATTTGTTTCAGTTAAAATTTTAGTTTCGTTATCCAATTTCATTGATTTCTTCAATTTATCGAAGTGTGCTAGTGCCAAAGTCCTTGAAGATTTTGTAGCATTTTTTCTATCTACATTACCCAAGGGGTCTCTACCTCTTGCACTAAAATCTTTTCCATACTTTGGTGTTTCTTTTGGACGACCAGCACCCTCAAAACCACCTTTAGGTGAACCACCCTTGTCATCTAACTCATGTCCTGTTCTTCCCATAGCCATATCGGATGGTGTGCCTGTAGCTTCACCACTCTCCTCAGGATCGTTTCCTTCATTTTCTATCTGTGAACGTCTGAATTTTTGTTTAAAGTCATCTACTATACCCTCGTCTTCACTTTTGATTTCTTCATCAGTAAAATTAAATATATTTTTGTATATCCATTCTGATGATAATAAACCATCTTGAATCATTGAGGAAGCTAATCTTGTCTTAGAATCCCAAAGTTCTATCTTTTCTTGTTCGTATATTGTGGATGGACTTGTTAATTTTAAATCAAAGTCAATTAAATCTGAGTCTGTATATCCTTGTGCATATAAATGTACAATAGCTATCTTAGTCAATTCACTTACAGATATTCTTTGTATACGTTCTATTGTACGAGCAAATCTTACGTCTTCAGCTGCTAAAGTAGCTTTCGAACCAACATTTTCTTCAAATCCCAAGAATGCTTTTGGTATTCTCAATGAAGATAGTAATTTATTTTTAAGATATTCAATGTCCTCAGTAGCTTCATAGGTTAAACCAGGTAATGAATCTATACTTGTACCACTATCACCTCCTCGTACAGGTAAGAAAAAGTCCTCAGTTATATTCTGCATATTATATCTTAAGTTGTAATCACCCGTTGTCTCATCAATAATGGGTGTCTTTTTCATTTTATTAATAACTTGTTGCATGTAATTATCAACCTCTGCTGGTGGAATATTACCAATATCTAATTTAAATACTCTTTTTTCAGGTGCTCTCATAATACGATGTATTAACATAGCATCTTCCATAAGTGTCAATTGTTTATAGATTTTTCTACCACCTTCGATTTGTGATTTACCATATGGTAAGTAATTAGAATCTGATAACAATCTAAAGTGTGCTACTTGGAAATTTTCTAATTCTTCTTTTGTAGAGGAGTTTTGTTTTTTATATCTTGATGGTTGACTGTTTGATTCTATAACAAACTTGACAAACTCAGGATTTTCCGGGTCTAAACCCTCTAATCTCGTCACATCATAAACTGGTAAGGGAACTACATTTGTAATACCATATTTTTCGTCAATATCTAACTTTAAAAAGAAATCACCATACTTACACATATTACGAATCCATGGCCATAGATTAAATTCTATATTCAATATATCATAAAAAAGATTATGTAGAATTTTCTTTATTTGGTCATTACTAGAATTGATTGTTAGTACCTCACCATATTCTGATTTCATGGTTGACTCATCTGAATAGATATCCAAAGCTGAAGAAATTATAGCATCAGCATCCATAGCCTCATAGTCTTGAAAAAGATTTAATCTCATCGATTTCGTTGTTAGGCTGTCTGAATATCCACTCAATCCTGCACCAGCATAAATTTTTTGATACCTATCAACTAGATTACTTCTAGAATAGGATTGTGTTCTACTTGTATCTGCAACACGAAGTTGTTTACCTCCGACATTCCTAACAATTACATTTGTAGAAAATAATCTTTGTAGTCTTGCAAATAAACTTGTATCTGCCATTTTTTACCTCACTTAATTAACCACTCTAATGATTCTTCTTGCTTGTTAACACTCATTGTCCAAGAATCATTTTTTTGGGTTTCGTTTGTATAAATTCCTTTATGTGAATTTATATTTGTTATTGCTGTTTTTTGTAATTCAATTCCTTCTGCTCTTAATCTGAGGGCAGTCTCTCTTATCCAAAGACCCATTGAAAATGACATAACGAGGTCATCGTTATATCCTCTCATAGCCTCTGCTCTACTTCCGTTATATATAAATACAAACAACTCATCAATTAATCGCTGTGAATGTACTATGACGGACTTTTCTCTAAAAAATTCTTCTAATTTAGCGATTACTAATGGTCTTGTTTTAGATGTTAGGGTAAAACCTGGTACTAAACCCTTTTCCAACCTATTTATTTTATTATTTACCTGTCTGTGCACATCAACCACCTGTAAATCTTTACTCATATAAAAAAGGTTTTCGTATCCCCTATCAATTGTTTGTTGTATTGTAGCCCAACCAATATTGTTGTTCTCAATCACCAGCAGTGCATTATTATACTCGGTTGCGATGTTCACTAATAAATTACCATAATCTCGTGTGGACATTCTACCTTTATATTCTGCGACTTGCTCTAATGTTTCTATATCCAAAATATGAAAAGCTGAGTAGTCTGTACTATCTCCTCTACTAACGTCAGCACATACTATGTAATCTTTTGTGTAGTTTGGTGGTTCCCATATCCAAACATTACTATCAATGCCTCTTTTTTCAATTGGCTCTCTTAAATGTTTTTGTCTATATTCTTCTAATATTACACCATCAACCACACTTTGACCAGAAGTAATGAAGTCACAATCACATTCTTGAGCCGCTAGTGATGGGCCAAGTAATTTATCTTGTTCCTCTCTCCAATCTTCAGCTCTATCTGGATGTACAGTCCAATGGAGTCTTGTAAAATTAAAATCATTCAAACCATCTTCTGCATCCATCCAAGTTCTGTGAAACCAATTACCAACACCATTTGGTGTAGATAATGCGATACATTGTCCACCAGTTGATAACGTTTGTGATGCCGCTGCCCATATGCCATCTATCTTGTCAATAAAAGCTGCCTCATCAAGTATCAATAAAGACAGAGCTTCAGAACGACCACTATCTTCTCCACTCGATACAGCTTTTATCTGAGAACCATTCTTGTATCTCAAACTCAATTTGTTATCTTCAACACACTTTTGTTTTAACCAACCAGGTAAACTCGCGTGCATAACACGTACCTTTGTTACCAAGTTTTTAGCTACCTCTTGTTTTGTAGCAATTACCAAGATATTTTTATCTTGATGAAACGTCATCATCCATAACGAATATCCAGCTGTCAATGTAGATATACCTAACTGACGAGCTTTTAAAATAATATTAAACCTATGTTGTACAAAATCGGATACTGTATTTTCTTGAAAGTCATAAAGATGGAATGGTATTTTTCCATGCATAGGGTGTTGTATGACACAATACTTTTTTAAAAAGTATACAGGATCAGCTGCACATTTTACGTACTCCTGCTTTATTACATCTTTTAATTGCCCTTTTTTATTTCTGTCCATTACTTCCTTTTGTTGAATATTTCAATCCAACCCTTTCCATTATATCACTCAAAGTGTATCTGCCTGTCACTTCACATAAATCCATTTCAGAAAATATATCTGATTTCAAAACATCCTCTACTAAAGTTTCAAAATCCTCTTCAATTTCATAACCCACGCCTGTCTCATCTGCATAATCACCTGCTATGTCTTGTAAATCCTCAATCAGCTCTAACAATCTGATTATTTTAGTTCCACTAATTACGTATGATTTATGTTTATCAAACATTTATTGTAAATTTTTTTCCATTTCTTCTAAGTATTCAAGAGCCTCATCTGCTTTTTTATTCAACTCTTCACTATCATTTAACCACTTTTCTTTTGATAACTGCTGTCCATCAGGATTTATTTGATTATATACCGATGGTGCTTTTTGACCTCTCCACTCTTCAATAGATTCTCGTTGTTCTTGTATCCAAGCTATCCTATTTTCTTTTTCTTTACTTTTAATCCATTCATCATATGTTCCGTTAACTCTCATCTTATGTTCTGCTTGTATCTGACACTCAAAACAATGATTGTAAAGAACCCACATTTTGTTATCTAATCTTTTTTTCATCACCCGATTACAACTTGGACAAAACCAAGGCATTCTGGCTTCTTTCATAATATCAGATAGTCTATCTATCTGGTCACCAGTTGTTTCATCTTTTGTATCATATCCAACCATGACTCTTTTTTCAGGTGCTTCACCTCTTAATATAGCACGCATAGCTTTATCTTGTCGAACTTCTTCCCTACTTTTTCCCATAATAACCTCTAAAAATTTAATAATCCTAATATTTGATTAACAGGTGCAAAAGCGCCTGTAAACTTATATGTATTTCCTTTATATTTAAACACTATTCCCTCAGTAGGAACTATTGATGATAGTCCGCCAATCTTTTCTAACTTACTGAGTTGATGTCTAAGTGTTTCAATTTTTTTGATATCACCTCCACTCTTTACTGTCTTTATCGCTTTTATTACATCTTTTCTTATTTTCTGTACTGCTTTGTCTGGCGATGCAACTAAATATCCACTAATGTTTTTTAGTATTTCTGTACCCACGTCAAAAAATAAAACTTCAAATGGTTTCATGTTTTGCTTTACATACTTTGCGTGGTCTGTTTTATCGAATGATAATGCCCAATCAAGAAACTTTTTATTGTCTATATCTTTTCTCATTGTTTGAACAGAATATGATTTATCAATAAATGCCCATCTTTTTGTTAAATTTACTAATATAGTATTAGGTATCTTATAACGATATTGTTTTGCAGCGTTAAAAATAAATTCTTCCCAAAATCTTTGATGATAAAGTGCTAATGTATCATTATCTTTTAGGGCATATTGTTTTTTTAATTTATCTAACCTAGCTAAATAAGTTTTTTTCTTTGTACCAAAGTTTTGTGTTTTTGGTACTGATAAGAATTGTGGTTTGCCTATTTTAAAATGCTTTTGAATATTTTGATTTACCTGTTTTATCATACCTGCTAACATACGAGCAGAATCTTTAGGTTGTCCTATTGCTTTACCACTTTCATTGTACTCTAAAGTCCCATGAAAAATAATTTGTGATTTATCATAATCTATTACGTTAGCCGAAGCAGGATATATAACTTCTAAGTTCATCCATCTTTTACCATTACTAAAAACTTTTTCTTTTTGTGGGTCGGATAATTTACCTACTGCTTTACTTAGGTCTTTCATAGCGAAAACAAAAGCGTTTCTTATGTCACCTCTACCAGCGAATTTAGATGCTACACCAGCCGTATCCATCGCTGTTGCTCCAAAATTTTTAAGTTGTCCTTTGTTTCTAGCTGTAACCAATTTCCCATTTACCCAAGAAACCATTAGGTTTTGACCATCAAGTTTCTCTGTAACATTATCTTCTCGGCTTAAATTACCACCGAGTCCATTAATAACTATCTGTTTTAAATCTGAAAACTTAAGATTTTTATCATCAAAGGGATGATTCATATGTCCGTATGCTCCACCCTCAATGATTAACTTGACTTCTTCTTTTAAATCTAACTTATCAACTTCGGTATTAGCAACATTATCTTTACCAACACCACCAACAACTGGTGTTTCTACTTCGACACCTGTATATGATTTTCCGTCAGGTGTTATTCCCATCCACTTTATTAATTCATATCCAAGATTGCTTAATACCACATCGTTTATGTAAGCCTTATACGAGTCTATCGGACTATTAACACCAAACCTTGAACCATAATCGCCTGATTGGGTTTTACCATAAGCTACTGCTGGTACAGTTGAATAACTAAGTGTATAATCGTAATCAGGATTAATTGCATGTTTTGATAAAATATAATTTATCACTTCCCACCCTTGACCTGCGTACATATCATCCAACCATGATTTAGAATATTTTTTGTAATCTGAGAAACCACGATAAAATGTAGGTGGCCCATCATCGGTTGGTGATAAAGCACTTGAAGAAGCTTCTTTTAATATTTTTGATATTTTATGACCTACCAAAAAAGCATCTATATTTTCAAATAATTTTTTAAACTTATTTGTCATCATATTATAGATACCCTTGTCAAAGTATCCAAAAGCTTGTTTAAATAATTTTTCTCTATCTTTTTCATAATCTGGTGAACCAAGTAACTGTCTCATCACAGTTCCACTTATTTCCTTACCACCCACTTTAATAGATACGTGAGGAGCTGTGAGAATATAACCGTGTTCTTTATATCCTAATATATTACCTCTGTTCTTATCATAATCTTTAAAATACTTTCCACCCTTTAACCTACCCGCGTCTTTAGCACCAAATATGTAGATAACAGCTGTTGTTTTCTCGTCATACTTTTTTAATACATTGTTAGCTACATAAGGTGACTTTTCTTGTATGATACGATTTTTTGGTATACCCATCTTTACCATATGACGAACTTTTTCTTTAAAGTTCATAGGATGTCTTGGTGGTTGTTTTATATTTGATGTAGTGATGTAAGCATCATCTACTCTTGACTTCAACCAATCATAGGTTTTTTTATGATGAGGGCCAAATGGTTGAAATCTACCACCATAGATACCAACTACTTTTTTGATTTTAGTTCTGTCCTCTTTTATTTTTTCATAACCACTACCATAAGGAACTGAAGTGTTCCCTTTCTTCTTCATCTTTTTTACCATTTTTCTACTTGGTGATGGGATTGTTCCGTCAAAACTAAAAGTCTCTGTTTTACCCGTATCGGTTTTAAGAAAAGGGCCTCTTCTAAGTGTTTGAAATCTCACAGGTACTTCTTGACCAAATAATTTTCTTGGTGCTAAAATTCTTAGTGTAACCAATTTTTTAGGATTATCAACTTTAATAGTTTCAAACTCTATCTCTTTATACTTTTTACCCTTATGTGTGAGATTCTTACCAGTAATGAATTTTTCTATCTTGTTACCTCTAACTGCAAAAGCTTCTGAAAGACCTTGCTGTTTTAATATTTGTTGTTTTTTAATCCAACTCTTTGCTATTTTATTTTTAATTGGTTGTTTTGTAAACTTACTAACGCCTTTTTTAACAAGTGAAGCAAACTTTTTCTGAGCTACATTTGGTTTTAAAAACTTAGAATTATCCACAATAAGAAAATTTGATTTAAATAAATTCTGAAACTTACCGAGATTAGCTTGAACACCTTTCCAACTCTTTTCTAATAAATCTGGTGGTAATATTCTATCTCGTTCTTGATTACGTTGTTGTGCTACATCGAGAGAGGTATTAACAAATACCATATAGGTATCGTAACCATCTTCTTGTAATTCTCTTTTCATCTTAGCTATCTTACCATAATCATGACCCGTTCCATCAATAATCATACCTAACTTACCATCTTGATACAACTTCATTCTTTGTTTAGTAAGTGATTTGGCATAATCTCTTAAACCACTCTGACCTTTAGATGTTAAATCTTTAAACAACTCATCTGGCATCTTATCTAAATCTGTACCGAATCCGTATTTGTTCAGAAGAAACTTTAACTCTTTATCTGAGTTTATCATCTTCATACCACTCATAGAAATGTTTAATCGCTCAGGTATACCAAATAAATTTTTAGCTACATAAGTCTTACCACTACCTGGCCCACCAGCAAGAAATACAGCTTTGAATATACCAGGATCGTTAACACCCTCGTTTATATTTTCTTCTTGTTTTAGTATTCTGAATGTTGTAACCTTTTTACCATTAATAGTTGGCATTCCGTGGTCATCTTTATCGATTGATTTGACTACAACCTTTTTATTTTTAAACCTACCAGTAAGAATAGTATCACCTATTTTTACAGGTATGTTAATATCCTCATTCTTCTTTTTAGTTTTCTTTTTCATCTGATTGATGTATTTACGATACACGGCGGCTTGTGACTTTTTACCCATCTCACGAGCACGTTGTTCCATAGCTACTGCAGCTTGTATCTTGTGTGCGTGGGAACGACCACTCGACTTAATTTTACTTACCGACGCTTGCGCATCTTTTACGGTAGCAAACTTAAGACCCTTGATGGTTCCTTTTGGGTTTTCATCCGTGTATAAATCTGAATGAGATTTGGAGCCACGATGTTGTCCTTTTTTTCTTGGGACTCTTGGTGCCTCGGTCAGTATTGATTCTACTAACCATTTTGTAAGTTTATTCATTTTAGAATATTACGTGAACTGTACCACTACCACTAACTTTAGAAACTCCAATTTCGAATAGGGTTTTAACCGTAAAAGCTGAAGCGGCTACTGCATTTCCATCCGTCGGAGTTATCACAGAGCTACCAGCACTTTCAACAATAAATCCACTTGTGCCCGATAATGAGCCAGTAAATTCTAATATTTCTTCACTTGTTGTTTTTATTTTACCGAACTTAGCTTTATCAGTATTATTAGTAAGAGTTCTACCACTTATACCGCTTGTTTGAGTTGGGGTTGCCATTTATTTTCTCCTAAACTGAGAGAGCTCTCTTATACCATCCGTATATGAATCTCTCTTGTTCTGGTTTCTTGTTTATTAAATCATAATAATGTTTGAGACGATAACAACGAACTCTATCGGTGGAGGGTTTGTATTTAGCCAAAGCACCCTTTGTGCCTGGCCCGAATCCACCGTCAACTGTTAAATCACCACCTTTACCGTTGATAGCTCGTTGTAATATTTTTACCGCAGTACCCCTACCTTGATTCACACACATATCAAAAAAAATGTGTTTTAAATCATCAGGTAATTCGTCCACCTTATTTTTATCCCAATAATCTTTCTTATAAATATCTTTAGCATCATCCTTAGTTAGATTTTTTATGTCTACATCAGGATAGAATCTTTTTGCAATTCCATAATTTGTCTCACCACCTAAATCTTTTGGGTCGTGTACGTAACCACCCTCGTGGTCAAGTGTAATTTGAATTATTTCATCAAATGTTGTTAAAATTTTATCACTTTTCATAGGTTTACTCCCTAGTAACTTTATTATATATTGTAAAATGTTATATATATTCATTAATAAATATCTTTTTAGTTGTTTTTCTTATTTTTATAAGCCATTTTGTCTCACGGTATATGTGTGGAAATTAGCAGTTGATACAACCGTACTATCACTGGAATTTAATAGAAGTGCTGAAACCGTTAGGTTCATAGTCGTAAGTGATTCAGGGAGTGCTCCTCCGTCACCTTGACTTCTGATTTGGAATTGAACGGTATTTGAACCTGCACTTAAACCTGTTTCTGTTAAACTTACTGCAGTTGATGTGCTTACATCACTTGATACCACTACACCGGATTGTGCTGTACCATCTGAGGCAAACACCGTACCTGTACCAGATGTAAATGGTAGATGACCCATATCTACAGCTATTCTAGTTAGGTTATCATTAGCCGCAGTTAGTGTTACTTGTAACTTGTCGTTAGCTGCTGCTACAACCGTGAATGTGAATTTATCACTCAAGTGAACCGTGCTTTCATTGAGATGAGTGTCGGTTGTGGATGAACCATCATCTATATTTATCGAACGAGCACTATCGGTAGCAAAACTTGTCGTACCAGTGAAGGAACCATTTTGATGACTATTTTCAGCTCTTACTTTAATAGCGTAAGTTTCACCTGCACTCAATGTTAAACCAGCATCATCTTTAAGTGAAATATCTTGACTGATACTTGCTCCTTGTGAGGCTGCGGTTACCGTTCCTTCTAAAGCAGCTCCTCCAGAAGCAGCTTGTGCATTAACTCTAAATGTTCTCGTTACTTGAGCGTTAGCTGTAATTCTAATTTCAATATCATCTGTAGCGGTTGATACTGCAGTTCCATTTATACTCGGTGTACTTGGTGTATCGGTTCTTAAACTCGATACAACACCACTACCATTGATAATAAAAACTTCTCCATTGAAGTTAAATACTTTACTACCACCATCGAAAGCTGTCGTTGTAGAGGCATTACTAAAAATCGTATCACCATCTGATATACTACCAAATCGATGTTTAGTAGCTGTTGCACTTGAGGCTTGTTCAGCACCCTCTAACAATGAATCGTAACCTCTGAATGTACCAGACCTTCCAATAAGTGCAAATGATA